GTAAACAGCTTCCATCCTATTACCATATTTTTTATGGGCAAGATAGGTAGCATAAGAACTTGCAGCCCCACAACTAAACCAACTAATTACTCTTGTACCTAGAAATAGATTTAGTTGTTCCACTAATGATCCTTAAGAAATTTTATTTTATCTGCGTATCGTTGTTTAGCACGTTCAGTTTTTAGCTTGCCCATGCTTCGTTTGAGTTTACGAATTTGCTTTTCGGTATCAGTTCTGTGGTTAGGGTGAAAAGGAAAGTGTTCGTAATCTCCATTCCAGTGATCGATAACAGCTTGTAGAAATAACACTGGGTTGTATCCTGATCTTTTAGCCCAGTGTTTAATCCTACCTTCAATCGAGTTACAGTTCCTGTGCAGCACAGCTCTAACTCTTCCTGAATCATGGCAGTGGTCAAGTGCATCCTGACCTTTGTAAATTTTTTTAGTGCAAAGAACGCACTTGCCATTTTGTTCCAATAACAGTTTCTTTCGATAGCCCCGTACTTCTTTAGGCTTTAGGCGCATAAGTTTCACTCAATGGCTTTCTTAATATCCACAACAACTTACAATTTAAAATAAAATCTTCTTCAGTTCTATCTCTTTTAAGATATTCATTCAAACAGAACTCTTTGCAATCTTTAGTTGGTACATCAGCTAATAACTTTAAAGCAGTTTTGTTTCCAATTCCTTTAAGGCCAATAATATTATCAATTGAATCACCAGTAAGAACTTGTTGCCAAAAGAACCTTAACCCTTGGTCAGGTGAAACTTGATACACAGATGTTTTATTCCAATTGTAATGGCTTCCAGGAATCATATCTAAATCTTTATCTATAGTGCAGATAATGGTTTTTCTTGGATCTTGGCACTGAGCAATACCCAAAGCATCGTCAGCCTCTATATCAGTACAAAGTTGAGCATTGTATTTACTAATTAAATACTTTTGAATTTCAGGTATTAGTACTGGTTTAGGGGCATCTGCTCGATTGGCTTTATAGATAGGTGATAGTTTAAAACGAAAACATTCACCTTTAGTAAGGTACACAGAATAGCTAGTAGCACCAGAGGCTTTAACTATACCGTCAATCATTACTTTGACTGAATGTAAGCAATTAGCTATTGGGTCAACATCAACCCTTGAATGAGTTAGTCCTGTTTCTTCTAGTACAGCTTTCTTGGATCTTAACTCAGGATAATGTTGTGTTTCTTCAGTTTCTAATGCAACAACTTCCATACCGGCAAGAGACTTACGAACAAAGAACTCTTGCTTGCCGTCAGTGTAAACATCACGTTGGCAAGCAAAAGCTATAGCGTACTTTGGTATGTCTCCATCAATTAAGGCGTGCATTAGAACGGTACATCATCATCAAACATTTCTTCTTTTTCAGGTTCAACTGGGGCTTCTTTCATAGGTTTAACACTTATGCGATTAGTAATAAACCATGCTGGCAAACCAAATGTAGCTGCTTGTGCAGGGTTGTTTTCATCTTCAACATCACCTGTACAACCGTCAGTAACTAAACCTTCTCCTACAGCTGCTTTGTACTTACTAGGTATAGGTGATATAGAAGAAATGTTATCATAAGTCCTATCAGAGTTTTCACCCTTACCTTGAACGTGTACTACTGTCACATTACAAGGTTCGTCTATTACTGCATCCCAGTCAGCTATTACACCTTCTGTTGCTGAAGTATCAAAGACTTTATAGAACTGTAACTCTTTACCTTTCTCAGTCATTTGGTGAAAGATATTAAAAGCACTAGTCCACAACAATCGTGGTTTAGTTTCTCCATCAATCTCTATTGTTTCACCAACAATTTCAATACCTAAAGCAAGTTTTTGTACGTTAGGTTTAACCTCACCTTTGTACTCATTAGTGTGTAAGCCCAGGTCAGCAACGTAACGCAACCTACCTTCATGCTCCCCAGCTTCTAGATTGGGGATTGGGTCAAGGTCGTTCTTTTTGCTTACTTCACCAGTACGTTTAATAGCCATAATATTTTCCTTTAGTTGTATTTTGGAACTGTATCATTATTAATACAGAATGTCAAATTAGTGGATTTCAGAATAATTATTTCCGTATTCCACGTCTATATCTAAGTCTCTATTAAGACCCAGTTCTAGATTTACTTTTTGTACACAGTCTTTAAGATATTTGGTAACACCTTTCCTGTACCCTTTAGGTATCTCAATAATAATTTCATCGTGAAACTGTGCTATTAATTTTACATCTTTTTTAAGAATTTCTTGCAGCCACTTGTCAAAACAGTACGTGGCCATGCCTTGATTAAGGGTGCTAAAAACATCCTTAGAGTTTCTGAGTACATACCAAAACTTAGAGCAAGGGTTCAACAACCAGGTCATGCCGTTAACTTGTTTGGTAGTTTGATCTTCTTCAATAGCTTTTAAACTCCAGTTACGAGACCAATAAGCATCCTTAAGAATCTTGCCCTCTGACAATGAAACCCCAGCACCTCTAGCTATAGTTTCTGCACCAGCTTTGTAAGTACTAGCATAGTTAGTAGTCTTACCTTTAAACCTCTGGGCTGATAGATATTCTTTAGTATCTTTACTAAAATCTCCTTGCTTGTAAGCATCGGATTGAGCTTGTGTTAAAAAACCAGCTTCAACAGCAATATCTAAATGTGGGTCATATCCTGGAACATTCATCTGGGCCACGTAATCGGGATCAAATGGCATCATTAGCGATTGCTTAGTCCGATCTTCAAGGGACTGCATGTCTGAACCACATATTTCGTTGCCTGCCCTGGCTGTAAGCAACGACCTTATTTCTAAGCCATATTTTTTACGAGAACTAGGAAGATTAACGCAAACTTGATGCTTAAAACGAAGGGTGTTTGTAAGCCCTTGTACAGCTGCTACAACAAACCCATCTACTTCAGCTGTAAGTAACCCGGATACTAATGCTTTACGGTGGCTGGTTATGCCCAAATCTTCCAAGTGACTAAGTTCAGGGTGGTCTTTGACTAGTTTGAGTACACTATTACATAGTTCATCATCTTTTTTTATCTGAGGCACTGCTCTTTTCTTTGAGTAACCACGTTCATCTTCACCATCATCAACATACTTAAATGTAATAGGTTTCCACCCTAAACTGTTTAACCAATTCTTAATTTGAATAGGGCTAGTAGCTTTAGGTGGGTTGTAACCATTTTCTATTTTGTGTTCTTGTTCACTGTTAAAATCAATATTAAATTGAGTACAGATTGCATCCCACTTCTTACCTGAAAATGAAAGGGTTCCATCAATCCTAAAAGGTTTTTTAGGTCTAGTAACTTTACGAAATACTTGTACATCTGGCATTGCTTTTTGAAGTAATGTTAAAGCTTCTTGCTGCTTTTCAGTTAACTCAGAAAGTAATGCTTTAGCAGCCGGTACATCTAGCTTCCACTTGTTATGCTCTTGTAAGGCCGAGCAATGCATCTTAAAGTTAAGGTAATCTACCAGAGGCCAGTATGCCTCTTCTCCGTATAACTCCGTCAAAAAAGCTGTTATACGCTCCCACAGAAGGGTATTAATTTTAACGTCTTCTGTGCAGCGGTGAACGTACACTGAAATAGGTTCAGATACCCAGTCCACAACCTCTGGTTTTGGTATGCCAAATTCAACACCCCAAAACTCTAGACCATGCCTGTTTCTGTTTGGATACAAATACCAACTAAGTGCCAAAGTATCTACTATTTTAGCTTTTATTTTAATACCAAGAATATTTTCTAGAGCTATTAAATCATAGCGAATAAAATTGTGTCCTACGATACTATCATTTTCAGTCAGTGCGACTAAGAACTTCCGCATTGCACTGTAATCAGTAAAAGACTCCAAGCCTACAACCATACAATGTATTAGTGTAGGTGTTAACGAGTCACATTCTATATCTATAACATACTCAGACACTAATTATTCTCCCATGATTCTCGTGATAGCCCAGCTCTTTGTAAACAGATTTAGCTTTAGCTACAGCGTCAAGTTTAGATTTAAAAATACCACAATATGTTTCTCCAATAACAACTTTCCAAGCCTGTTGTTTTTTGTTCCAAAATACACCCACAGTCCCAGAGGTATTGTTCTTATTCAGGGCTTTGTTCTTTAGATTCTCAGTTCTAGTAACGGCCCTCAAGTTATTTATCCTATTGTCGTTTTTTATTCCATTAATATGATCTGTATCGTTTTTAGGGGATTCCCCGTGAACATATAACATCGCCAGTCTGTGCGCTTTGTAGAGTTTACCAAATAACCCTATAGATACATATCCCCCTGGGCTGTGAGATGTCCCTGCAATGCTTCCTACACTAACCCTATTACTTGTTGGTACTTTCCAAGCAAACACCCCAGTCTCAGGATCGTAGTTTAAATACTTCTTCAAAGTCTCTTGATTTAACATTTTATGTCCACCACTTTCTTATAATTTCTATTAAAATCGTTTTGGCTCAAGATATTCAGTAGTTTCTGTGTTGTAGAACATATCAACAGACCCGTAGTTTCCCCAGTCACGACAGTACAATATCTTCAGTTTGCTGTGGTTTCGTTCTTCCTCTGGGCAAGCATCACTGCGATCTCTCTCGATTCCAAGGCCCAGATTTGACCATTTCTCGCAAGCACGGCTGCCAGAATATTCTGAACTCAAAACCTTGCCACCTTCTTCATGAGATTTTGCACCCTTCATTTTAGGATTTAAATGGGTGAAAGCAAAAATAGTAATTGGGTACTTGTTAACAAGATCAGCCATATCCGTTAAAATTAAATTAAGTTCATCATTGCCTTCTGAAGAAGTAAGCCTAGAAACTAATGCACTTAATGGATCTAAGAAAAAATGTTGTATACCGTCTAATAAATATTGTTCTTCAATAGCTACACGAATATCTTCCCAGTCCCTTGACCCGGCTCTGTCATACAAAGAGATTTTTCCCTTGAACTTATTCAATGTGTTCCTGAGTAGGTCATCACAGTACACGTTGTCCGGCTTTAAAAAGTTAGTTTTAGCTTCCTTTGAAGCCACTTGTTTAAGTGTCTTTATAGGGTGTGCTTCAAGATCATACACGCCAACCTTTTTACCATGAAACATAGTTAAATGGTGTACTAACTGGTTCTTAAACTCAGATTTGCCCTGCTTTGGTGCTGCTCCAAGGATAACTATATTTGATTCGCGTATGCCATAGGTAAGGCGGTCTAGGCTAGGCCAAGGATAACTAAGGCCCATCACTGGGCGAACTAATGCTGCCTCAATCAAAGCATCATCAACTGAAATAGTTTCCCCTAGACGCTGTATCATAGAGTCCCAAACCGCTGCTTGGTACAACTCTTTGCCTCGACCGGCTAATAGCATACAATTAGCGTCTTTAAGTGGAAGCTTGCAAACTTTAAAACTGGGAAAAGATTTTAATATATCTTTAGTCACTTTTTCTCCAGCTTTATCGTTATCCAAAACTAGCACTACTTCTCGATACTTCTCGATAAAACTACGATTATTAATAATATCTTTATGTCCACCTGATGCACCACGTGTAAGACTAACAACAGACGGTAAATAGTTTTGATACTTAGGTGCTGTGTTTTCAACTATGCATTGATACAAAGCCATAGCATCACAACGGCCCTCAGTAATAAACAGCTTATTAGAGCCATGCTTTAAAGCTATTTCACGACCCCAGAGATCGACAGCACCACGTCTATCACCAATACTAGAGAATGATTTCTCTGCAACTGAGCGTACTTCATAGCCTGTAAGCTTGCCTTGCTTAGTGTCGGGATAATAGTGTTTGCTTATCTTGCCGGTTGCTTCATCAAACTCTAGCTTTACGCCAAACAAAGCAACTGTTTCTTTTTTTAAACCCCTGTCTGGAATACCAACAGAAGGCAGCTTATTGTAATCGTTTAAATTAAAAATCTTAGGTCTTACAGGTACAGATTTTATAGGTGTTGTAGCACTGGTCATAGGGTCAAATTTCTCACATGCAAAACAATAACCATTTGTACTACCGTCTGTCTTTTCAAATATTTGCTTGCCGTCATTGCTTCCACATGATTCGCAGCTAATTTTATAAACCGGTGTGCCTGACTCCATTATTTACCTCTGGGTTGTTTAATTAAAATATCATTAATATAAAATTCTGATTCTCCGTTTTTAAAAGGGGCATCGTTTGAATTATCACGCTCTTGAAGCTCTCCGCATTGTTCACAACTTAAATAAATTTCACCTAACACTGTAGCCATGTGGCCTGCACATTTATCGCATTGCATTTTATTCTCCTTTTTTATTACGACAACGATACAAGATAGTAGTTCATTAAAAATAACGATAAAAAATAATGAACTTTAATAAATTGTTTTTGTCCAATAAAACATACTAACTTAATAACTTCTTAGTAATTCTTAGTAAAATAAAAATTTAAATAATTAAATACTAAGAATAACTAAGAATATTAAAAGGAAACTTTCTTGTTTTTATAATTACAAGAAACATAAACTATTTCATTAACTTTAAATTCTTCTTTTAAACTTTCTATTTCAGATACAAGTGGACAAGCTTCTACTTTAAAACTTGCCACTTGCACATTTCCTTGAAGCATTACAATAATTATTAGTTCAAACATAAAACCACCATTAGCTCATCATTTTACTAATTTCAGCTTGTAGCTTGTTTTGGTCAATATACATAGCCATCACCTGGTGCCTACCACCTCCATTAGTTCCTGATTTAATATCAAAGTGCTTAAAAATCCTAGCAGCCGTAGTTCTTACAGTTTGCTCTGTTTTATTGCACTTCTTAGCCATTTCAGCGTATGAATCGCCTAATAACATAAATACTAAGACTTCTTGTTTAGCTTTACTTAATTTTTTCATCAATTTTCCTCGTTTGTTGGGTTAGGTATCAGTCCAATCATTGTGCCTTGTACTGTTTTATGTGCATTCATTAAATCTTTTGCTTCATGTAAATGAAGATCAGCTTTTAAAATTTTTACAGGATCTTGTAACGAATACAAAACAACTGCATATAATTCATCCATGATTATCCCTCTCTCATCATTTCAGTAATTTCTTCTTCTAACTTGCTTTTGTCAATAAACAAAGCCATCAAAGAAGTGTGGCTATTAACATCAAACTTATCAAACAAAGCTCTTATGTGCTGTCTTACAGTACGGAGCGTTAACCCCATCTTGTTTTGAACCTGTGCATTGCTACAACCCATCAACAAATAAACAAGACATTCTTGCTGACGCTTAGTTAGTTTGTTTGGATTTTTTGCAGTATAATAATGGAACCATGTATTACTATTCATTTTTATCTCCCATCATTACATCAATAGATTTTTGTACCTTAATAGGACACAGGTGGTCTTGCAACAAATGTTCCTTGTTACGATAACCCAAGAAACGATAAAGAC